AAGGGTTGTGCACAATCACATATAAATATTTGGCGTTATATTAAAGAAAATCCACAAATAGAATATGCTTTAATTCTTGAAGATGATGTTTGTTTTGATAAAGATTGGAAAATAAAACTAGATTGTTTTTTTAAAGATATAACAGATCCAAATTGGGAATTAATTTTATTAAATGCATCAGAACCAATTCATATAAAAAATCATTGGATTCAAGTAGAAGAACAATTTCTTACTGGTGGATATATAATATCACAAAAAGGAGTATGTGCTATTCTTGATATGTTTCATAATAATTATTCAAGTAGTGATTGGATGACAAGTAGATTACAGAAGAGATGTAATTCATATAGTTATTTTCCATGGTTAATAATACAAGAAGGAAATGAAACTACGATAGGTAGTTCAGTAGATGTTGATCATGCAAAAGTAATTCGATATTTATCAGAAATTAATTATAGTTTAGATAATTATATAATTATTCCATAATTTCTTTAAATTTAATAGGACCTTTAAATTGATCAGTAGGTATTTCCATAAATAAAAATTTACCTAACATTGGTTTACTTTTTTCAAGAATATAATTAGTATCTAAATCAGTAGCTTCAATCCATCCCATAGGTTCATGTTCTAAAATAAAAGATAGACCAGATAAAACACCAGCAGCAACTTGAACAATTGTTGGTGTATATTCTTTTTTAATAATTGGGTCAGATGAAGATAGAATAGAGCCACACCAGTATATTTTATCAATTTTTTGATCTCCACAAAAAATGGTGCATCCAATACTATTATGACCAGATAATTCTTGACCATTAAAAACATGACAGTTTTTTTCTTGGTTTACATACATCCATAGATCATTTTCATCACTATTTGGAAAATTTTTATAGAAATTTTGAATAGATTCATCTAAATAAGTATTTGTTTGATATACATAGGACATAAAAGGAGCATAGTCACCAAAATAACGAGCTAATTCAAACATTTCTCCATGATGAATTAATTTTCCTCTATAATTTTGTAATTTTATTTGATTTTCACATAAAATAGGACATATTGAATTTAATGTACTTTTTATTGCTAATGAATCTAAAAAGAAAACTGAATCATCAGGATATAATAATGAATTTATTTTATTTATATTTGTAAATTTAGGTTGAATAAATTTATTTTTTTTACCACGAACTAATTCTGTTTTATCTAACGATTCTGAAAAAAATCCATGTACACTCCAAGTATTATAAAGTTTAAATTTATCATTTGTATATTTTGTTTTGTTCATATTATCAATTTCACTCATTAAAATAGTTCCTATTTTAAAATCACTTATAACTTTTTGTAAAGAAGATTGATGAAAATCATTTTTTTTATTATTTAGTTCATTTAGAGCATATAGAACATAATGTTGAATTAAACCTGGATTTTGTCCAAATTCTGTTAGAATAGTGCTTTTAGGTTTTTTAAATTCATCAGAGATAGATTGGACCATTTGTTGTTGACAATCAATTGATGTTCCTAACATTTGATCTTCGACATCTTCAATACTTGTATTAATATAATGTATATTTCTTATAAAACATTGTTTAATGATATAATAAGTTGGAGTTTTTGTAGATAAATCAATAATTATATCTTGTTTTTGGAGTTTAATTTGTTCAATTAATTCATTAAAAGTATTAGTATTTACATTTAATACAATTTTTTGTTCTTTTTTTAAATTTTTTAATTTTGGTCCAGTAAAAGCATCTTTTGTTTGGTCTACAATATATATATTTTGTTTTTTATAAATAAAAAAATCATCAAAATAATTCCATACACATTTAGCTACAGCTCCATAACCTAAAAATAATACTTTTTTATTATTTAAATCAACTTTCATTTATAATAATAAAAATAAAATTAAGACTAAAATTTGCTATAAATGTATAAAACTCCATGAGTAATTGGATTATATGGTGTATCTTTTAACATATCTTCAAAACTTCCTAAAGTTTTTATTTTAGATCTCATATCATTATAATAATACCAAATATAATCTACACAAAATACACATACATAGTGTGCTCCTCCGGTATAAATGACAATAGCAGATAAAGATAAAACAGAGAATAAAGTAAAAATATATTCTGTTGGTAATAACATCGTTTCATAGAAACGAGTTGGACCTAATCTATGAGCGCGAAATACCATATATTCTGGTGCTATTTTTTTATTAATTTCAATACGATATTGATATGTTTTTCCTTCATATTTTACTAAATTTTTTTCATCAAAATGGCTTATTTCAGATTGTTTAATAAAATAATCAATTGGATAAATAGTATCTTTTTTTAAACTACGTAAAGTTCCTTGAAAAATATCAATGATAGGGTTTTCAGATGTTTCAACTCTTCTAATTAAAGTAGACTTTTCATGTTCATCATTTTTTACATATGTATATCTAATTAATGTTGCAGTATCAATTTGAAATAAATCAAATAAATAAACAAGAAATTCACCAGTATCTTGAGTGCCATATTTATGAAATTCTTGTTGAGCTTGACATTTAGAGATAGCTTTTCTTAATGGAGTCGAATTTTTGATTTCATTTGTATAAATAGAGTCTTTAATTTTTTGTAATTCAATTTGTATTTGTTTACGATTTTCTAAATCTTCTTCTAATGGTATTTCATTAAAACATATAAAACGTAAAGGTTTTTTTAAAGAGTCGATATTTTTATTTAATATATTTTTTTCAATAAATAAAGATTTAGGAGCAAGTATAGCTAAAAGAACACTATCCATATAACAACTATTACCAATCCATTCTAGTCCATATAATATATTATCTTTTTTAGGTAAAGAATATTTAGAATATTGTATTTTTTTTAAAAAAGGTTGTGTATGTATCCATTTATTCATTATATCTTTATCGATAATTTGTTGTTTTTTATTTAGATAACATACTAAAAGGAGAAATACAAGTGAATGTTCATCATTTTTTAGATATATTTCAATATTAGATTTAATTAAAGATTTTAAACTATTTTCAGATGAAATATGAATAATTCCAATATCTTTATCAATATCATATCCTAAGAAATTTTGTATAATTGTTAAAAGAGACATTTTTATTTAATAATTTAATAATTTAATAATAAATTATTAATTACAAAGTAAACAATTATTATTCTTTATACAGTCTTTACATAAATGAGAGAAACCAACTTTGAAATTAATTTTACAATTTTTTTGAGATTGACAAGATCCATGAAAGTCTGATAAAAGAACAAGATTTTTACAATATTCACAATATTCCCAATCAATTTTATATAATTCATGAAGATCTTTATCAATTTCTTTAGATTTTACACAAGATAAACAATATAATAAATTTCCATCTTTAAAAATAGAAATGGGATTTAAAGAATTTTTACAACAATCACAGTTCATTTTATTGAATTAAATTTATATATTTAAAATTCAATTTTATTGAGTTTATATATATATAATTTGATAAAGGATATATAATATGAAATATAGCACATGAAGTTATATCAATAAATATTGGAGATGGATAGATAGATAAAAAAGATAGTATATGTGAAGAGATGTATTTAGAAATTGGTCCGCATAACCAATAAATTATCATTTAATTTATATATAATAATTTAAATTATTATTGCACTTACAGGATTATGATCACTATATAAACTTTTAATTATAGTTGTTTTAAGATTTAATCCTTTTGTAATAAAATAATCAAATATAAGACCTTCATATCCTTTCTTTTTAGTAGATTGAGAATGTCCTGTTTTAAAATCGATAAATATAGTTGGTTCTGTTGGATAAATAAAATTTTCTTTATAAAAATATTTTATATCATTTATATCAATGTTAAAGTCTCCTCCGATAATATAGTTTTCTTTAATATTTTTTGTATAATTTAATAGTTCATTAAATTGTAAAAATACATTATGATCATAACGGTTATAATCAGATGATTGTAGATGTGTATTTATGATACGTATGTCTTCATATCCTATACGGATAAGAATAGATAAAAATCCTTTTTCTGTAAAACGATCAAATGTTAAAGAGTTATATGATTTATATGGGATAAATTTTGTTTCTAAAATAGGAAATGTTGATAGAATGACTAGACCACTATGTATAAGATTAAATCCAGATAATGTTCCTCTTGAGATGTATAGATCTGAAAAATCTTTTTCTATAGATAATATTTCGTAACATTCTTGTAATAAGATAATATCATGAAATTGGATAAGATTTTTAATTTCATCAAGAGTTTTTGTAGACCATGGAAATTTTTGAATATTATATGTAAGAATACTTATTTTTTTATTTTTTATTTGTATATAATTTTCTTTTTTAGGAATTATAGTTTGTTTAATTGTTTTTTGTATTATAATCCAATAAAGAAATACCCATAAAAAAAATAAACTGATTATATAATAAATCATTTATTTATATAAAACAATTATTTTTTTATTAAAGATAATAACGCTTTTGAAATAATATCATTTTCAACTAAAAATCCTCCTCCTCCTCTTTTATATTGAGATGTCATACGATTTAGATCTCCAATAAAATAATAAGAATTACATGCAGCCCATTTTGAATGATCTTGTGATTCTTTATAGTTAACATTTTTAAAAGATATATTTTCAATTTCTATTAAATTAGAGCAAATAGTTTTAATTGGTAAACCACGTTTCCATGTTTCTACATACCAATTTGATAAATCTTTTTTTGTGATATATTCACTGTAGATATCGATTTCACATTTTGGAGATTTTGATAAATGTATGATTTTATTTGAGAATTGTAATTCTATAATTTTATATTCTTTTTTAGGAGGATTAATATTATTTTGTTTTATATAAATATGTGGATCCATATTATATAATTGTGAAATAACTTTTTCTAAAAAAGAAGAATCACATTTTCTTTTTATATAAAAGAAGGATTGTCCATAAATATGTTCACTTGGTTCTATTTTAGATATATCATTTCCTGTAAATATTTCAGGAAAATTTGGAACAGAATGAACTAACCATGAAATTTCTGTATCATTCCAAGCTAAAATACCTTTACAATGACCTTTTGAATGTGATTTATTTCCTATATGAGAAGTTTCATCATTATAAACGATCCATTCTTTCCATTGTGTAGATTTATATAAAGATGAAATCCATTGATTTATATCTAGACATTCTTTAATATCATCTTTAAATATAATTCCAGTTATTCCATGAGGAAATTTCAAAGCAACACTTGTTTCACAATCATCTTTATATTCTATTTCTGTTTCTATTTTAATTTCTGTTTGTATTTGTGTTTGTGTTTCTATTTTAATTTTAATATTTTGGAGATCTTTTACAATTATTTTTAAATCTTCAACAATTATTTTTAATTCATCTTTAGGTTCATCTTTACAAAAAATACAGTTTCCCATTTTATTATAATATATTTCTATATATTATAATTAATTTAATCATTTTTATGGGTTATTTTCTTTCGTTCTCTAAAAATGATATCAATTTCTTTTTTCATTTCATATACTGGGAATAATTTAAAAGAGTCATTTTCATTATGTAAAACTACTAAACACATTT